CTTCCGGCTCGGTAGGTTCTGTTACTTCCGGCTCGGTAGGTTCTGTTACTTCCGGTTCTGTTACTTCCGGTTCTGTTACTTCCGGTTCTGTTACTTCCGGTTCTGTTACTTCCGGTTCTGTTACTTCCGGTTCTGTTACTTCCGGTTCTGTTACTTCCGGCTCCGGTGCGAACGGGTCGTCACCTAGTTCCGGAATAGTGTTAGGAACGGACTCCATGTCAATAAAGAAATCATGGTATTCCGGATTACTTTCCATGAGTTCAACCGCCTTGGCATCCGGAGTGTTAAATGCCCGGTAAACCTTTCCGTCCTCTACGGACGCTATGAATTTATCCGGTTTCATCACATATCGTATGTGGCGTCCGGTAAGATACTCATTTTCGTACCATTTCGTGGCGAACTGTCTATCAAAGCCGCACGCTACTTCCAACTTTAAGTTAGTCATTTTCGCGCATAGCGCCAAAATCTGTCCAATATCAGTTAATTTAGTCATTTAATTTATAGTTTAAATTGTTATGCCTTTGGCGTCTTTAACCCATTATATGTACCTTCGGCAATAGCTAACATTCTATCCCCTCCTGCGCTATCCGGCGTCTTTAGTGTTATTGTAATAAGTCCGTCCGTTGCGGAGTCCCCTACGATTTCGGAACATTCTAGCCCCGACATAAGACCGTATACTAGTCTGTTACCGGACGTAGTCGCTACACACGCCGCAAATGTCCCAATACGAAGAGAATTAATTAAGCCTGATAGTTCCCTAGCTCCGATAGTACCTCCATTGTCAATCAGCTTTATTATAACGGAGTGTTCCTCCGCCGTAATTATAGCGTCATTGACGCGGGCTGCTATACTAGCCGATACGGAGTTATTTACGCTAGTGAATACGTAACCTTTAGTTCCTTTAACCATAGTGATTGACGCCAGTCCCACGTCATCTACGGAATAAGCACTTATATCGCCGTAATTGACTAGTATAAGTTCTTCTATACCGCGCATTGAGGTAGGTTCTTTCGCCTTCGCGCAATCAAAGGTAACGTTCTGTTCTAATTTCTTAATACATGCCATATTATACCTCCTTTACGCTACGATAGCGCCTGTTCTTAACGTTGCGTACGTTGTCGGATTGAAGTGCGCGCGCTGCTCGCCTATCACGTTCTCCGGCGTAGATAACGTTATTGTTGTAAACCCACCGTTTGCATTGGCTTCTTCTGTGTAGGCGGACATATTAAGCCCGTACGCTAGCCCGTACACACGGTATATATTCTTCTCTTTCATCTTAGCGACCGCCACGAACCGACCGTTTAAGATACGGTTCACGATATCCGCGCTATTTTGGTCCTTACTGTAAATCGTAAAGGTTACAGTATCAGCAAGTCCGGCGGGCGCATTGTCGTTAATACGGGCCTCTGATGAGGCGTTAACGCCTTTCTTATTGGACTCCACTAAGATAGCTTTCCCGCCGCTTGACAGCGTTAATGTAGCCTGTCCGGCGGACAAGTCGCGCTTAGCAATCTCGGAATTATTGATTAGCAACAATTCTTCAATGCCCGTTGCGCCGCTATCGCAGTCCACTAAGATAGCCCTATTTAATTTTGATATACATCCCATAATTATGTAAGTTTAGCGTTAACTATTGTAGTCCATGCGGGTGTATCTAATAGGGTCCTTTTTTCCCCTTTCGCATCATCCGGTGTCTTTAGCGTAATGGTGGTAAATCCCCCGTTCGCGCTGCTGTCCGTCTGAATGTCGGATACTTCTAGACCGCACATAGTGCCAAGCATAACCCGACTAGCGCTCAAATCTCTATAAGATACCGCCGCCATAAACCTTCCGTTCATAAGTGCGTCTAATATTAGAGTACCGTTCGCCGATTTATTGTATAATACAATGGTTAGCGATTGGTCTAGCCCATTAGACACATCCGTAGCCTTTAGCGCCTCCGTTACTTTCACGCCATTTTTAACTATATCAACGGGGACTGATTTAGCCCCCGATTTTAATGTTAAGGCCGTGATACTATTGGCGGCTGATACGGTCATAGTATCGATGTCGGCGACGTTTACAAGATACAATTCCCGTAAACCTGTTGCGCCAACCTCGCAATTATATGCTATTGCCTTATCTAGTGCCTTTATACAAGCCATATTTTTTGTTTTAGTTGATTAATCGCCTGCGGCGGTGTATAACTTCATGTACTGAGGAACCGCCAACATAGCATCAGCAGCGAACACAGTAGTACTGTAATACTTGCGGTCTTTCGCATCTTGAATGAACGGCGCAATGTTCAGAGAGGAATCTTCCAACGCCAACTGAATGTTGGTTTTCGGCGTGAACGCGATAAATGACTGAACCGTTAATGCGTCACCCTTAGCGCTGTTAGATACGTGGCGCAACTCGTTGATTTTGTAACCTTCGAAGTAGTAGGCGGGTTTTCCGTCCTCCATGTTAGCCTGTGCCAAATGGTTATCTTTGGATTCTACGAGATTCTTGTACGCACGCATAACGTTGCTGGATACGAAAAATTCTGATGTGTTCAGTTGGTCTGCACGCTGTGTGTCAATACACGATTTCAACGTAGCCAATACACTAGCCGTATCGGTAGGAGTGAACGTTCCGACTTCTTCCGTAGAATCGTTCATTTGCTTGATGATACCGCCATTTTTGAATACGGTGTATTCTCCCTTGGCATCAGAGGCTTTCAGACCGTCCAACCACACGAGACGCAACATGTCAGCCTCCAACACTTTCAAGATTTCCGACTGCATGAATGCCGCCAACTGAGTTTGGTCGAATTCGTCCGACAAATGTACACCTTTAGCTACCATTTTGCCCCACAAATCTTGCAAGCAAACCACGATAGGCAATTCTATCTGTGCATGGTCGTAATATTTAACTTTGTCCTGTACAGAACTGTACTTGTACTCGCTGTCGCATCCCGCGGAACGTCTTACCGCCTTGTCTGCTGCCGAAAAAGTCAAGATAGGTTTACCCTTCTCGATTCCGGATAACACCGTTACGCCTGTGGAAAGTTCGCCTTCCAAACCTAGCGTTAAAGAAATAACATCTGACAAACTGTCAATGTTCAATTTGTTTAAGTCACTAAATGTAAATGCCATAAGTTTCTAATTTTTAGTTTTGATGAATTAATTATATTAGCGCCACTTGTTACGGTTTTCCTTGAATGCCTTCTGAACGGCTTCACGGCTTAACTTGGTTTCCTCTTTGGGCTTCTTCTCGGTCTTTAGCTCGGTCTTTGCAGGGCTAGGGGTTCCGGTTTTACGGTTAAGTTGGGTTTTCAGCCCCGCGATTTCCGTTTTCAAAGCGGTAACCTCGGCTTGTAACGTTGCAAGTTCTTCCGGTGTGGGCGTTTTCTTCTCTTCCTCGGTTTTGGTACCCTCTGCAAGTTCTTCTACCTCTACGTCTTTGACCCCCGCAATTACGCCACCCTCAACGACTAGAATAATATCCCCGTCCGGCGTGGTAATTTGATAATCTCCGTCCGGCGCCGGGTTTCCGTCCGCTAGTGTAACGGCGTCACCTACTTGCACCTCGTCACCTGCTGCGGAAACTACGATTTCTGTTCCGTCTACGGTTGTAAATGTCTCGGTTGCTAGCTTCGTCTTTGAGAAAGACGAAATCAGACCTTTAAATGAAAATTTGCTCATGTTCTTTGAATTTTTAAAATTATTATTGCTAAATAGTGAACTAGTCGCGGCGGGAAGCCCTACCAAATCAGCGCTGAAAAGTTCTGTCACCTCTGTAACTGTTGCCGTTCCCGTCTCATCATCGAAAACCTTAACATCCATTTGATTGACGGATACGCCTAACAATTCCGGTTCCTTCTCAATCATGGCTACCATAAATGAGAATTCAGAAGGGTACGCAGTTTCCAACGCTTCCGACATTACTAAATCCGCGTAGACCGCGTTTTCATCATGCGAGAAGTTGGTAAAATGCCCTATATACCCGTCTAACAAATCTTCACCGTTATGTGTGCGGCGTGCGTGAATCGGACGTTCATTTCCTAGTGCCACGAGGGACGGAAAACATTCTGCGGAAATGACTAATTTATATCTTTTCCCGTTGTCCTCTATGGCATTTTTGGTTTCTCCTGCCTCGATTATTCGTAATTTTTCAAACTTTTTCATGTAGTTATGTTAATTGCGTTACAAAGTTATGATATTAAACTACATTTAAGGGGTTATTTACCTATCAATTATATGCCCGCCGCCACCTGTACGCTCTGCGTGCGCTCGGTTTCCTCATTTATGTCCGTCACTGCGACCTGTGGCGCCGGAACTCGTGACACTGAATCATACATAATTGCGGCTAGCCTGTACAGGCTGTCATCAGACAAGGCGAAACTTGAGGGCATTCTAACCGTTCCATTTGAACCTACCGAAATTTTCCCACCATTTGCGTAACGGTACACACCGGAAGAACCGAAAGAACGCCCGCCGTACTCCATGTTAAGTGCTGACAGCGCGTTAATAGCCCCGGAAGCCCTCCGGTTAAGAATGTACATGTTCTCGCCTCCTTCGGCCTCGAATCGCTGCCCGTTGGAGCCTACGAACGTTACGCCCCCGGCGGAATGACTAGGCCCGTAAATCTGTCCACCCTTGGCGTACTTCGCTGACGGGGTGCGTACCTTGGTATCCGGCTCCTTGGTTTTCGTAATGCTCATTACTTGCTTCATGCCGGCGGCGATTACAATAGCGGCTTGCGCAATCCCTAGAAATCCACTCTGTGCCAATGCCTTGGTAGCGCCTAGATATGTGTTGATAGTGGCCTGCACTATCGCGGCGGCTTTACCGGCTTCGGATTCTTCACCTAACAGCGTGGACAATTGCCCGGCTACATCACCTGCCAAAGCTACACGCGCGTTCGCTGCGTCTCTTTCCCTCTGTTCCTTGATAAGTTCGTAACGCTCATATATGCTGTCCGTCTCGGCTCCTATCGCCTCGGCTGCGGCTACCTCCGCGTCTCTTTTCATGTTCAGCCGGATAAGGTCGGCCTCTAGCGAGTTGCCTAACTTGATATCGTCTAGTTGTCTTTGGTTCTCAATCTCCATTGCCTTACGGTCCCGGTCTGCCTGCATCCGTGCGTCCTCCTCGGCCTTCACTGACGCGGCAAACTCTAGTTGCAGGGCCTTCACGTTGTTGAGGTATTCTTGCTCTCCAATTAGGTTTTGCTGCCTCTTGTACTTTTCCGCCTCAATCTGTGCGTTGATAACCCGCTGTTGTTCTTCCAGTGTTGCCGCGCCGTTCTTCAATTCGTTCTCGGCAATCTGCAATTGCATAGCCTCGATAGCGTCCGCGTATTGCTTCAATATGGCTTGTTGCGCTTTAGTCCTCTCATCCGCCGCACGTCTTGCCGCGTCTACTTCTGCCTTTTCTGCGTCCTCCGCGGCTTTCCTTCTAGCGTCTAGTGCTGCCTTAATATTTGCCTGTTTGGCCGCCGCATCCGCCTTTTCGTAACCTGTCAACTGCCCGTATATTTCTTTCTCCTGTGTAGCGTAATTGGCGCGGGCCTGCTCTAGCGCTGCTAGGGCTTCCTGCTCCTTCCGTGCGTCCTCGTCTGATGTGTATCCCAACTCATTTTGGGCTTTAATTTGCTTGTACTTGGCCTCTAGTATCTGTACCTCCATGTCGCGGATAGCGTGCAGTTTCTCGGTCGCCTGCTCTAACAGTTTCCGGCGTTCCTCGGTGCTCTTGTTTTGGTCGGCCGCTAGGGTCTTTAACTCCTCCATTTCCCTTTTCATCCGTGCCATAGGCACAAGCATATCCGTTTCCGCCTTATATATGCGCTGCGTTTCCTTCTCTAGAGCGCTAGCACTCCGGGCGGCCTCCAACGTGGCGTCCGATATAAGCCCTATCTTATTGAGTAGCCACGTTATTTTCTCAGCTAGCCATTCAAAGGCCCTTGTAAGGGCCGTGAACAACTCCGTTATGTAGTCCAACAACCGCCCTATAATTGTTTGAAACGGTGCAAATGCCGCCTTTAGGCTAGTTGATAAGTCGCTGTTACGCTTAATCATCTTTTCAATCAGCCCGATAAGCGTTAACACGGTTGTAACTATGAATAGAATCGGGTTCGCCTTCAATGCCGCGTTAAATGCCTGTACGCCTGTTATCCCGCTTTTCATTGCGCCGACTAGCGCGCCCGTTCCGCCGGATAAGCCCTGTGTTTGCAAGATACCCTCCTTTACACTTTCCGCATAGTTACCCACATTTCTACGGTTGTCTCCTACGGACTTCTCTAGCTCTTTCAGTTTGTCGGATAACGCCTTTGTCTGCTCGGTTAGTTCTACGCCCTCCTTGCTAGTAGTGCGCTGCGCCTCGGACATCTTGTTAAGTTCCACGGTGTTCCGCGCCAACTGCGCACGGAGCGCGTTAACGCTCGTGGCCTCGCTGTCTAACAAAGTCTTGGTACTCTTAATCTCGGCGTTGTTCTCCTTCTGCGCGTTCGCGTTGTCTAACAGAGCCTTTTTCGTCTCTATCATCTCCTTGTTCAGCTTCCGAACTGACGCTTCGTACTTGTCTTGTGATACAAGCCCGTCAGCGTAGTTCTGATTCAGTGAGTCAAGCGCCGATTTTTCAGTGTTATATGCGGCTTGTAAATCTTTTTTGGTCTTTGCAAGCGCTATACTCTTTGCTATCAGAGCGTCGAGGCCCTTCTCGGCCTCTGACGTTCCAAAATTTAAGTCTAATAATGTTACTTGGTCTGCCATACTCTAATTAGTTAAATCCAATTTGTACAAAGATAGCTTGCAATCGCCTTTAGTTACATCATATTCGCCTAGGGATTTTATGTAAAAATACCCGCCCAACTGTGAAAAGTAATACGCCCTGTCCAACTTTAAGTTAATGACGTCCTGATAGCTTAACCGGGCCTTTATCTTAACTTGCATTCTAGGCGCGAATAACTTGAAGTGCCTCTTTATATACATCCTGTAAATGTCTTCTAGTGCAGTCACATACGTAGCGGTTCCGCCTGTGGTGAACTTGGATGTTAGCGCGACTTTCGGAAATGCCATAAAGTTATACGCAAATGGCAAGCCGGATTTATATGCGTCCTTCACCGGATTAAGTGTCCCGGGCCCTATCGAGTAGCTGTACTTTACATCGCCCACCTGCGTTACAAGTTGGTCGGCAAACTCATCCGGAACTTCTATCGTGTCCACCCCGGAAAACCTATCGCTCCAATCAACTATGTATTTATGCCTGTCGTCTTTCCTATCACGTATTGACGGGTGTATGATTGGCTCAATACTTAATGTCTTGTTCCGCCACTGCTTCCGCCAATGGAACGCCGTACACAGGTCATCCACCATTTTTTTGACGTCCGAATACGGGAACCCCGTTCCGGTTGCTATTGTTCCGGCTGCGGGCCTGTACGCTGTCAGTACTTCCGCTTTCCCTTCTCCCATATCAATGAGTTCTTCCGGCGCGTATCCGTTCGGGAATTTGAAACATGACTTCTTAACCCCGCCTATCAGCCCTTTCAGTATCATATACTTGTCGCTCGTAGGCGTAACGAACGCCACGGAGTTAATCGGTGATACGTACAGCCAAATGCGGTCGGCCAGCCTTGAACGGGCGTATAGAATGCACCCCGTTAAATTGGTGGATTCCGCTACTATGTGCAGTTCCGGAAGTGTGCTAGGAATGGTAGTGCCTGTGTACTCCACTATCATACGGATATCCCGCCCTACACCCGAACGGATGTTGAACCCGGGGTTTTGTCCGTTTAGGGCAGGGCCGAAAAGAGGGGCATACAGGGCTTTCGTGGTATCGGATATTACTACCTGCGCAATATCCGGATAGATATATCCGCCCCGGCCCTTCGTGTATTCCTTAGGTACTAGAGTCATATTACCGGATGCTACATCATTATCCCATACGATAGATGAACGGAATATCATAATAGTAGGCTTTAGCAGCGCCGCATCTATCGGTTCGGGTGCTTTTGCCCCCTCGTTATTTTTCGGAGTGAGAACCGGAAATTTGCCTTCCTTCCATGTGATATGGTCGTTGATAATCTTTTCAAGGTTGACGACACGTGACGCATTTAGCCACCCGGCAAACATCTGTTCTACCTGCTCTAACTTGTGCTGTATCCGTATTTCTTCGTCGCTCCACTTCTGCGTATTTTCGACTAGCGATATAGAGTAATTTCCGCCGTTGTATGACACTTTGGCGTAGAACTCCACGTCATAGCCCATGTATTGGAATGGAAGCCCGTACACGAGTAACTGACAATCGTAAAAAAGGCACTCGTGCATACCCTTTTGCAAGTTAATGAACGTCCTGTCATTGTTGAGTGTCCTCGGCACCTTGATAGTTGCCGAGAACGCCACACTGTCACCTGTCATTGTGACGGGTGATATATTGTTGACTGTGAGTTTTACAGAGGACCCCGAAAGGCCCTCCACGTAATTTCCGTTAATCTTTAATTTTACTGTATCCATTTTATCCTGCTTGTTCGATTCTTATTATTATGTCAGACACCCCCGGTCTTTGGAACCGTATCTCCGTACCCCGTGCCGCGCCTGTCGTATTGGCCGCTATCCGCAAATTGAACTTTCTAATATAACTGTTATTAGGGTCTATCGCGGTTGAATCTAGCGTTACCCAACTATCTAACCGGAAGAACGATATCTCATCACGTTGGTTTAGCTTCTGTGCCTGCACCGCTACTTCTACGGTTCGTTCGTTCGGGGCACTCAGCACCCATACCGGGTCTAGCCTGTGCCAAATCTGATTAGATGATATTGCCATAGCATTAGCATTTGCATACTGTCTTATTGGAATGCTCCCCGAAGCCCCTGTAACGTTCGCCGATATATGGATAGTTCTAGTTACCAAGCACCAATCTAGCATAACACGGAATTTATTGAGTTGCACCCCGTTTACATTAAGGCTGTCGGTATCATGTGTTTTAGCCTGTGAAGGCGGTATAAGGCTAGGCACCATAGATGCGGCTGTTATCAAATCGAAGTAATGCATGCTTCCTTCTCCTGCCTCTACCGCGTCCCAACTAGCGTACACATATTTAGTAGGCGCGTTGTTGTACGCGCGTTGGAATATCACTAAGGTTCCCAATATTTTTCCTGTGGGTACGTGCTTAATGTTTATACGCGCAAACCTATCAACGTCCGCCCCGGGACCCGCGTTTTGCGCCAAATTAAACTTTAGCTTAATGTTAGGTTCTACACGTACTATTCTAATATTAGTTACGTAGCTACAATTACATTCCCCAACCATATCGGTGTAAGGTATTCCGGAAGTAAATGTATGTTCACTATCGTTATGCGGGTTTCCGTCATAGGCATACATACCTTTGCCCCCCCATTTGAAATCGTTCGGGTACCTGTCAAGAGGGCAATTTACGTACTGCATGGCATTCACATCCGCTATCTGTCCGGTTATGTCGTGTGTAGTGCGGATAATGCACGAGCGCGGAACGCCTCCGGTTTCCGGTAAATTATTCGCCGGGTTCACATACACACCTCCCCCGTCCTGCTCCAATTGGCTAGCGTCTAGGTTAACCCATGCACCACTAGCGCCGGACATATTTCTAACTTGCAACGTTCCCCTTCCTTGTGTTGCGCAACTCACCGTAAATGACTTCGATTCTCCCTCGGATGATATCGGCAAAAACTTTAGTGTAGTATTCACGGCTGGCGCCCCGTACTGATTTACCTTTATTCCGCCTATCTGCTCGGAAGCTCCCGCCTTAATGAAATGAATGTATCCCGTTCGGGCTGTCGTGTTAGGATTCACCGTGCGTCTAGTTGATACAGGCGTGAATCCGATATTCCCTTTTCCGTCTGCGGGCGATACCGGGAACAGCCAATCAACCTGCGGCACTAAGTCCCACTTGACATTACTAGTAACGTTCGTAATATCATTTATATCGGAAAAGTACGGATACGTACGCTCATACGGAGTAACGGTAAATGCTACGGGGATAATTGCGGGTGCGTCCGGTTCAACGGGCGGTATATAATTGTCCATAAAGCCGGTAGTACGCAATGTAATCTGTTGGCGGTACACACGCTCCGAACCGCTCCACCGTGCGCCCGTGTCACTTGTAATCTCCATTTTGTACCGTTGCTCCTCGGCTACTGTGGGAAACTGTTTCGGCAGTGTCAATTCGATATTGGAGGAAACTAACAACTCTTGGAATGCCGGATAAAACTCCTTTGCATATGCTACGTTGATAGTCAGAATGCCCTGCTCGGATGCGCCGCCCAAACCACGCATATATGTGAATCCCTCGTTCCAAAAGTAGTCTTTAAACGCGTACCAAAACCATTGCCCGTTACGCATATTCCAACGTAGGCGCGCGGCGCATATCATTTGGTCGTCATTTTCCACAACTTCCGGCAACTTATTTTCATATTCCGCCACGGCTACGGTATCACTAGTACTCGGACTCTTAACAGTTAGTTTCTTGATATACCGGATATCTATCGTTTCCCCTAGGTAATACTTCGTTGGGAACACGTGCGGGCCGTGGTAGTCGTCCACGGGTTCACATGTGATATCGTAGATAGTCAGCCCGTTATTTTCCCACGACAAAGACGGCATAATAATGTCGTATGGTTGTCCGGGTACCCTCGGTTTTATAGGGAACTTGAAATTAAACCCACCTATTGCGGGCATCATATGCACGGAAACATCCGCGTTAAACAAAATAAGCATACAAAATTTGCTATTGTGCGCTATAGTTAATAGCCCTGAATCGCTACCTCCGCCATTTGCCACTGATTGGTCACGCGTCAACGGGTTTATTATTGTGCCCGCTATTGACAAATCAAACTCAATCTTCGGTGAATACGGGATATTCTTTAGGGGCATGCTAACGCCGCCTTGCAGAATAGATATTTCCACGTCCTTTGCGGGATTTTCCGGTGTAATGGTAATCGTGTACGGCCTTGTAGGCCATACCGGGATAGGCGGTTTATAGAAGTTGGTTTCTTCTATCGCAACGTTGCTTACCAGCGTCTTGTTGATTATAGGTAAATATACATTCATTATTTAATATTTAATGTGTCAATAATCGCATATCGTATTATCGTTATAATGTCATTCTGCAATGACAATACTCTAGCCGGGTTAAGTACATCCGACACCACGCCGCCGGGGTTGTGGTCGTTCGGTACCTTTATTCCCTCCTCGCCTATCATCTTTGCGATAGGATATGCCGCTTCTATCGGTATGTTAGCCCCTCTACGGTTCTTGTCCTCTATCCAACGCTTAATGACTGATAACGGTGGGCGCCTTCCGGCTGCGCGTCCTCCCTCCATTGCCCCGACATAGCGCGGCGCGGTTATCTTCGCGTTGTTGCCGCTAACAGTCAGTTTCAGTTCGCGCCCGAAGTTACCGGAAGCTACTAGCCCCTTCTGTATGTACGACTGCTCTATATCGTCGCGTAGCTTGGTTAGAAGTACTTCAATCTGTGTTATCGGATTCTTTGCCATTACTCGGATATATTAATAGTTATTTCCCACCCCGATTTGGGGCTATCATAAATATTCTGCCTCTTAACCACATTTGCGGCCCCGCTAACGTAATTACACCCTGCTTGCTTGGCAATGTCAGTAATAACGGCGAAAGTCCTGTCTAGGACCTCTATTTCCGCCGTATCGTCACGTAGGTAGTGTGACGTCCCTAGCACTTGGATAAGTACCGATACCCCGAGCGGTTCGGGTGCCAAATCGGAATATGTCTGAATCCCTCCGGGCACATCGACAAAAACGAAGTCCCCCGTAATTTGGTTCGCTAGAACATTGCGGGTGTACTCGTCTCCGAAAAACACGGGTAGGCCGCGCCGGCCCGCCCATGTTGATACGTCGTCTAGTATTCCTTTAAAAGTCATACTTAGTTTTTACGTTATTGTCATATGTGGGTTCGTTCTCGCTGCTGATTGTCCGGTTTCCCGTCCATACCTTTTCTCCGGTTTGGCGGTAACTACCAACAAGACGGATAGTACCATACGCCCCTATTCCCTTATCGGATGTATCCGCGTTATCCTTTAGTATTAATAGGCCCCTTCCGGATACACGCCCTGCCATTCTAGACCTGTCGTGCATTACTATTAAAAGTGTATCAACTGCGATAGTCCCGGAAAACTCGGAATTTCCGTCCATATGCATCACGGTATTCATTGAACGGGACGCAGCCAAAAACTTAGCATTGTCTACTATACGTATGTCAGAATCGGACCCCCCCTCCTCCGGGGTGGGGGCAAACACGCCGTTATCATACACGCATATGCTACCGACTACGGCGGCGTTCTCTGTAACGGAGTTCCCTCCGAAATACCCGGAACCGCTTATTGGAGAATCGTACACCGCTGCGTTATTCTCTACCCTTACATCCCCTTTAACGACTGCGGCGGCCCCTTTCGTATTGACTACCTTACAACCGTTGAATGTGCGGATAACTATACCTTTAAGGTCATCCTCGGTTACAGGGCTTCCCACCTTGGAGAATGTGATATAGGCTTGGTGGAACTTAACGTCATCTTCCGTAAGTTTCGGCATATCACTAGAACGTGCGTCCACTGCCGCAATCTTTCCGCGTATGTCGGTAAATGCCAATGTAGCGGTTACACCCGAACCCGTAAGGCCGTCAATCTCCATTCCATGAGGGCCATTAACACGTACAGGTGTGGCGATAATCATAGTGTTCTCGTCCTCTACCGTTCCGGTAATAATCTGTCCTACCTCCTGCGTATTAAATGCTCCTCTAACGGCTACCATGTGCGGCTTTAAATCGGTTCTTCTGTCGTGCCCGAAAGAGCCTCCGTACACCTGCGGGCCTTCAAGGGTGAACGCACCTTCCAAATAGGCGTCCTTGTAAATCTCCACGGATTGCGTATCATCCCCTACGGCGGTTAGGTTAAGGTTCTTCACGCTGTGAATGTCCTCTACCAAAGGCCCCATAGCGCGCGTACTCTTGGAAACTACGCGATACATTCCCTGCTTTTCCCCGCTAGCTAAAATAAGGTCATCGTTCGCCAACGGTTCGGACAAATCAGTAAGAGCCTTCTCAAAGTCGATATCCGTGTACACGTTGCGGTTTACCGGGTTGTGGTAGAACAGACCGTGTTCAACGTTACAACGGATGAACTTAAATGGAAAGTCAGTAGATAAGGCACTAAGGGTGTCTTTAGGTATGACCTGCTCCGATTGGGTGAATGTATAACAATCTCGGGCGTTGATTTTGTTTTTAGTATCATAAGACACGGCAAATGAGTATGAACCGTCATTTACTAGCCTTCCAATGTTGTAAAAATTACCAATAAGCAGGCTATTAGCAGAAACCAACTGCCATTCTACGTTACACTTAATCACATCTGCAAGTATGTTAGCTGCAAATGCTCCGTTACCCGTCTTACTGATAGATAGGTTACTTCCGTCAATTACGGATTTATACACGTCTGCAAATTGCGTGATCCCTGCATTAACCTTAGTTGCAACGGTCATCGCGCTAGTGTAATTGAACTCTAGGCGGCTGTCGTTAATGTTAAGCGCGCTTTCCGTCACGGGCTCCGATACCTTCACCGCGGCGGTTGTAATGTCGGCTACCGCAATATCGCCCCCCAGCGTCTTTCGCACGAGAACCGCGTAATAGTAACAACCTTCGGTAGTCACAGAGGTATCCGGACCTCCTGTCACCCATTGTGGCGATGCGGAAAACAGTAGCCCGTTAACATCGTATCTAAGTACTTTAATCTGATAGTCCGGGCTAGCTACCCTAACGGCCGCTCTCGTTCCGCCGCGGTATAAGGCAGCTTTCACCCGTAGTACCGCTGGGGTTGACTCCTTGCTTTCCTCGTAGGTCTTACCTACCACAACAAGTGCGCCGCCTACTTCCATATCTGACGCGGCTAATGTCTTGGTATCCAATGCCTTTCCCGTAACGAACTCGTGCGCGCCAATAAGGGCCGAAGTACCTGTAATGTTAACGAACGGTCTAGGTGCGGTTACTTCGCCTTCGTATCCGTTCGTGTCTACAATGCTATCGCCTCCCACACGGATAGACGGATAATTCAGATTGCCGCTAAATATCCACGCGTTGCCCTCCTGTGACAATGTGTTCTCGTCATAGACTATACCGCCTACATCGCCCACGTTAACGTAACGACCTTGTACGCTGAAAGACCGTAGCGCCTTTACGCGCTTGTAGCCTTCTACTGTGATTATCTCATACTTTTTAATCATAAGTTATTTGTTAAAATGTTTCTTCATTTCCGCTTTTTCCTTTTCTACTTCCTCGTGCCTCTTGGACAATGCCAATATAGCGTCTAGGTAATTTATCCGTTTCGCCTCCTCGAACGAGCAGTTGAACAACTCCGCCGTAGCCTGTACTAGCGTCAATATGTTCTTTGCCTCTTTCAGTGTGTCCGGCTCTGCGTCCGGCCCGCCTGCCCCTTGTGGGAACAACGTTCGTTCCAAATCATCGGCCGTCTTAATCTGCTCCCTTATGTACTTCATCGCGGTTAGCAGGTGGTAAATGTTATCGGGCGAATACTCGGCCGTCTGCCCCTCAACCGGGGTGCACCACTTCGTAACCTTCTCCGTTGCCGTCTCGGCTCGTCTCGTCTCGATTAGCTGCCATAGCGTGACTTTCTCAATACTCGGCAGCGCGTACACTACACGGCGGTTTTTGGTTACGAATCGGCTGGCCTGTACGTACTCCGAAACTTTCTCCAATAACTTACTTTGTTCGGAAGTTAGCCGACCTTTGTAACACGGGTGCAAGTTACATATAAATTCTAATTGTTTGGCATTATTATACCGACAAAGTGCGTAGTATATGCGCATTAGCGCACGTTTCATATGGCCCTTCACGGTATTCGGGCACGACATCAATACGATATCCTCAAGCCCCTTAAATCTAATCTTATTCATATTCATCGAATTCTAATTGTTCAACTTGTTCATAAAATAGCCACTCTTGTTCATCCGTTCCGTCGTATTGGACTACAACGCCCAATACATCCGACTCCAATACGGTTCCTGTCCTTCCGTCCTCGGTAACCTGCACACGCTCGTATAACTGTATCATTGTGCGGCTGCTTTAGGTCGATATTTGCGGATAAGGAAATCGACGCCGTAACGGATAGCGTCCCATGCATGGTTATATGCATCTATCGGCTCGTTGGTGTACAGGTCCGTCATATTGTCCTTGACGTATGAATAGTTATCCGCCTCGTCCAGTACGTTATCGCTTCTCTTTGTTACGTGAATACGGAACTGCTTCACCTGTTGTATCCCGGCCTTAACAGAGCCTTTGCCCTTCACACAGGGTATCGTCTTACAACCGTGCTGCCGTATCTCCACGATACTCTTCTGCTCTTGGTTGTCGCATACGGTGTAGATGTTATGCAGTCCGTGTTCCTTCAGCGTCTCGGCTATTGTGCGGTTCAGCATTCCGGTACGGTAGCAAATTTCATCTATGTACAAATCCCAACCACGCATGTAGATATCGACTATTGCGGTCGGGTCTTGCTGAAAGCCAAAATCAAGCCCTACACAGCGTTTTGTATCCTCCCCTTGCAATTCCTTAGGCAACTCCTCGATAATGTCAATTTCGGGATATATGAGGCCTTCCAGCCCGCCTGTCTGTCCTTCACCATATACGCGCCACCAATTTGGGTCGTTGGCGTTCTTCTCGATTGCCTGTACTTGCTGCTCGGTTAGGAACGGATTGTCCTTGTACGTGCTGTGGATAGTTACGTACTTGTCCCCTACAAAATCAGTCTCTCCCCAAAACCTTCGGACGGGGTTAAAGTCGATTATCACCTTTAGCCGGGTACGCACATCCAATTGACGGAAGATTTCCCTCGGCACCCGTTGCGCCTCGTTGATGAACAGAATGTCTCGCGCCGGGCCGTGTACCTTGGCGGCACTGTCGCACCCGAAGAATTCGATATATACGCCTTCCTTGACGGTGTATATCATCTCGGACTTGTTGAACGCGCTATCCTCCCATACCCCTTCGTCTATCAGCATATTAGTGAAGTCACGTAACATACCACGACGGACTGCGGGCAGCGTGTCCGTTACGCAACTAATCATTAGCGGCTCGGTACTTTCCCGGGCGATTAGGTAAAGTAGCTGTAACACGCTCCAAGTCTTAGAAGAACGCGTACCGCCTTTACTCGCTATCCCTCTTATGTACGGGTCGGTAACCGGGCCAATCATTTTATCGAATACATATGTACATTTCATATAACGCTATTTTCCTTCGTTTTCCGACACTTTATGTTCTTTCTTGAAGTCCTTTAGCTTTTGGACTCTAGATGCCGTCCTAGGGTCTGAAACCTGTATTGTGAGGCCTCCTTTAATCTCCTTGCCACCGGATGTATAGTCAAGTGCCATTTTCAGCCCGCGCAAAGAGCGGATGTACGTAGGGTCGAACGCCTGCGACGCTGCGCCCGCGTCCATATCTTGGAATATCATCATACGGATATTGTCGATAGCTTCGGCGAAGCCCTTGGAAGCCTCTAGGCCGAACTCTTCGTAATTGGCTTCATATATCCGTCTACGTTCCGTCAAGTAGTTAGGTGCCGCGCCAAGGAACGCGCAAAAGTCCGATTCTGACATAAGGCGCTTTCTCGGGATATCTAGTAAGGTTCCCGCCATGTTACCGGACTTAACCACGTCGTGAACTATTATAGGGTGCGCGTCTATCCACTCTCGGTACCTGTTGAACGCTTCTAGAAGGTCGTCCGGCTCCCGCCAAATCGGGGTCAGCCCCCAACGGCGGCGGCATATCTGAAACACGCTATCGCAGCCGATTTCGTCAGCCGGATTCAGGCGCGTGCGGGATTTTTCAAGGCGGGCCTGCGTACCGACATTAATCGGCACCCCGTCCTTTCCTATTACCACCTCCGGCACGGGCTTCCCCGTATCCTTGTTCTTATCTGTTTTACTCATACATAAATTGATTCTTAATTATTGACAGCAAATATACTACATTCCTACCTCAAATATGCGCTAAATGCCTATAATCGTGGTTTATGTACCGTAACTATCTGTTTTACAGCAGCTTAACGTCTCGAAACACAGGGGTGTAATAGATGTCATAGATGTGTCACAGATGAAGAATGACACGTAACGTGCAGTGACACAGCGAGTTACAGCCAGTGTCACAGATGTAATTGATATTTCCCTGGTAGGTAAAAATACGAAAATAACACCTTTGATTTTATATTAATTAATATCAGTTAATATATATCAAATCACTAATCTAAAATCATTCATTTTTATCTCTATACAAATCATCTATTACATCTATTACACTATATATAACTATATAAATATCAGTCAGTTACGTGTCACTGATGAAAAATCTTTACCTATTACGGCAAAAACTTTGTAGTCTGATAATCAGCGCTTTACGCGTCATTGATAAGTGTCACAGATAAAACAGAATTGTAAAATATTTTAGTACACTTTTTTGAGAAGAAATGCGTAAAACGGCTGATTGTATATTTTCTCTCAAAAAACTTTTCTCCCAACATCCTTTAAAACGCTCTTTTTGCCCGAAAAACGTTATTTTCAAATTGTCTCCCAAAAAATATTGTTTACAACGATTTAGTATCAATTAACCTAAAATGTTAATAAAATGAGAAAAAACTTTCCTCTCAAAATCTTTGTGTCATCACTAAAATTGTAATAACATAGAAATTTGAGAAGAAAGTTTTTCAGCTATTCGACTACTTTACCGTCTTTATCCCTCGCTATAAAGCTATGTTTGCCCGCCCATTCGCGTAAAATTTCCTTACGATTCCTTAGCGCCCTGCACAGTTCCACCATTTCCCACTTATGGAACGACCATTTCCACATGTCTAGTGATACGGTTCCGTCCTTATAATAGTTAAGGCGGTATATTACATTTGATTCTACCCTGCCTCGGTAATTAACCGTCCCCGTTCCCGGGCACCATATCCTAGGGATATCCTCCGTATTGAACTTGTCTAGCTTGGTCTTTTCGTTGTCCTTGATAAATAGGGTCTCAATAGTTGGTATCCGGTTTGGCTCCGTTCTCGTGTTCCGGTCGTCTCGTACCGTAGCTATCTCCCTTCTTAATTTTGGAATCACCTCGCAAATCTCCATTGCCTTTACCAAGTGGTAAGGGAAATTTTTAGCCTTCCTGTAATATATCCCGTTCTCCTTGCAGAACTTGAATAGAAAGAACGCATTTACATTCAATATCGTGGCTAGGTCTTGTATTACGAACTCTAGCGGTTTCTTTCTGCAATCCATTTGTTTCTGTCCCATTATAATCTACACATTGTTAATGCGGCTATCAGCGCCAACAGGAACGCCCAAACCACAGTTATTAAAATCGCTGTTAACGTTCTCACGACAAGCCCCGGAACATCTTCCGAGCTACTCATCCATTTGCAAAACTTCTTAATCATAATTTCAGTGCCTCCCGTATCTTTCCCAGTAACGCGTACATCTCGGGGCGCGTCAATGTAAGTTGTACTTGCGGATTGTTTTTCCGGTAAAACGTAAAGTCCGTAGCCCTCTTTAGGTTTCTCGGCACGCTCTCCGCGTAAATTACCACTTCCTCGGCTTCCGCCTTCCCTATCTTCATACGCATATTATATTGCGCCTTTTCCGCGCGGTACAATGCGGTCTTGAAAATCTCGTTCGCTGTGGGACGTCCGGTTTCCTCGGCCTGTTCCCTCATTTCCTGCTCTCTGAATAAATGCTCCATGTCTGCCATAACTTTATGATTTAGAATATTAATTTAATAATGTAGTGTAGCACGTAATCACCCAATAGCCAACCGGACAATACCGCCCCAACGAATCCGCCCACTGCTGTGCACGTAGCATACACCCAATCGAATTTACCGCCGTGCTGCGCATCTTTGAATTCCATTCCTAGAGCTAGTCCGATAGCGAGCCAAAAGTTTATCGCGCCCGCTGGGATTGCGTATAGGAAATGTTTCCAACGGTTGGACTCAAGGAACCACCGTAATAACTTGTTGCACCCTTTCGCGCTTACCACCTCGGCGGATACCTTATAGTTGAATGGTGCTAACCCGCCCGCGGCGCCCTTTACCAGCCCATAACCCGTCTTTCCGTCTAGCGGCCTATACGTATGCGACGCGTGGTCATCTGCTAGCAGTATCTCTCCTAAATACTCGTAACGGTATCCGTCATTCAGTAATACTACATCACCTTTCTTGTAATTTGTTGTTTCCATACTCTACATTTAATTAAATGAATAAATGCCCTAATATATGCTCTATAATCTTTACCGTCCGCCCGTTGCCGCACATCCGGTATATCTGCGTATCCGATACCACCCACTTGTACCAATCCGGTACGGTCTGCAATCGTGCGCACTCTCTAGGCGTTAATCGCCTCAACATTCCGTTAAACTGTAATAGGTTATCTTTTTGCACTGTTGTTATACAGTTAGATTTTCCGCCCGTTCTCGGCTCTAGGTTCTGCCGTGTAGCCCCGTCCGGCCCGGTTCTTCCTCGAGAAGCTACTATCAGATTATCTTTCCCGTCCTTGTAGCACCGTTGCAATAGCGTGTTTGCCTTTCCGTCCGGCGATACAACGCGTGCCCCGAAACCGTTACCCTTATCCTTGTTTACCTCCGTGTGGTTAATCATACCTTGTATAGCCTTGTCGGATACGTAATACTTTTCATCTACTTCGTCCTCTAGAATATCACGGATAAATATCCCCTGGTCTTTCGGTTGGGGTATCTCGGCTATGTTAGTCCAATACAATCTTTTCCGGTTCTGCGCGGATACTAGGTTACTGTTAATTTTGACGGGCTCCACTCCGATAGCTGCCGTTAATACCGCTTCCCATTTCTTCGACATAACTACATTTTCTAGCAGGAACTTAACGTTCGGGTTGTACTTCCGTATGTCTGTAAGTATGCGCATATACTCCCAAAATAGATACGATTGCCCCTCAAATTCAAAGCCCATTTCCTTGAGGTCTAGGTAGGTCTGCAAATCGGTTATGTCTACCTTATCAGTTGTAACCATGCCTACCCGTTTTCCGGCAAATGAAAACGGGTAGGCACGGGCTTCCGCCTATCAGCAAATCGATTTTATCCAGTTGCGATACGTCCACCTTGGTAACGTCCCCTAGTTGGATAGTGCCCGGAAACACGCTCATCGTCTGCTGTATGGCGAACTTGTCCACCTCGGAAGCGTAGTACTTGTCCGGGAAGCGTAGTACTTGTCCGGGAAGCATCCTAGTTCGGTAAGTGCGATTTGTCCGCAACTCATGCCGTCGAATAAACTCAATACATTCATATCTTATACTTTTTAATCAGTTCTTTAACTATGTCCATTAACCCGTCTTGGGCCGTTGCTTTTCCATTTAGCACACTTATTACCCGCTCGTCTACGGTTCCCTTGCTTATCAGGTGGTGGACAAATACGCCGTTCTTCTGTCCCTGCCTCCACAACCGCGCGTTGAACTGCTGATATAGTTCTAAGCTCCATGTAGCACTGAACCATATTATACGGTTTCCGCCCTTCTGCATGTTCAGACCGTGCCCCGCGCTTGCCGGGTGTGTAACCAGTACGGGAATCTTCCCTTCGTTCCAATCCCTTACATCATCCACGGTATTAAGTCTTCTAGCCCCGAAAGGTTTCAACGCCTCCATTATCCGGGCTTCCTCGTGCTTGAATCCATACGCCACAAGTACGGGCGCCCCGTTTGCAGCCTCAACCATTTCTATAAGGGCCTCTATCTTTTCGTCGTGCACGTTGTACACGTCCCGTACTTCATCATACACCGCGCCGCCCGCGTATTGTAGCAACTTGTCTGTAAGGGCCGCCGCGTTAAGTGCGGTTATCTCCTTGGAATATCCCCCGGTAGCGTCAAGCAGTGTTAGAAGTTGCTCTTCCTCGAACTTGTCGTATGCCTTCTTGACTTTCGGTGATAGTTCTACGTAGTTGTTGATGTAGGATACTTCCGGCATATCTAAGAAATCTAGAGCCTTCATTGATAACGTTATGTCGGATATCTTACCGCCTATCACTTCCTCGGTATCGGCTAGTGGCTTGTACTCGTAGATTATCCCGGCGTTCTGTCGGCCTGGTCGGAAGTAATTAGCCCGGTAATCGGTTATTGTCTTTCCCAGTCTTCGCCCCCCGTCTATAAGGTACATTTGCGCCCACAGGTCTATAAGTCCATTTGGCGCGGGTGTTCCTGTAAGACCTACGACACGGGAACAACTCCGGCGGATAACCTTTGCCGCCTTGAAACGTTTGGCGCTGTGATTCTTGAAACTACTTAATTCGTCAAGTACTAACATATCATAGGGAACTTTTTGCCCACCCCACATTTGTAAGAGCCACACGAGATTATCCCGGCTAACCGTGTACACATCCGCATCCGTCCGGGCGGCAATCTCACGTTGCTTGGCCGTGCCCTTTATGACAGATACACGTAGGTGCCTTAACTGCTCCCAGTTGTTAACCTCGTCTATCCACGTCATTTCGGCTACTCTCTTTGGCGCCACTACTAGTACCTTGGTTACTTCAAATCTTTCTATAAGGTCAGACACGGCCGTTAACGTGGACACGGTTTTTCCTAGTCCCATATCGAGAAAGAGCGCGGCGAACGGGTTGTCCTCGATATGGTTAACGGCCGTTATCTGATACTTATGTAAATTACTCCTCCGTAGCATTTCTTGCCTTTCCTAGTTCCGCAAAAACCACACTCTTGTTATCGCCCCTGTAATCTCTATCGCACGCGTAGTCCCTTCCTATGCACTCCTGGTGCCCGTTCGATTTCAGCCTGTAAAAATCGCATCCTTTGCAAGTTCCGTGCGGCGCCTCTTTAACTACATATCTTTTTCTTCCCTTTCTGAATACTTCGCCTACTCCATAATAAAATCTTTTCATTGCTATATAATTTAAATTGTTATTATCTCATTCCTATTTCGTCCATGTACATCTCGTTAGCAAGGTCTTTACGTGTCAGTCTTTCCGGGAACAATTTCAGTACCTCGTCTATTACATCTAGTATATCGGGAAAAGCCGACTTGATGCCTAACAGGTTGCACAACTCTCTAGCCGGGTTGGCCTTGAAAACCTCGTCCGTGTACACTTCTCGTAGTTCGTCCGTCCCTGCAACCAACGCGGTTGCATCTAGGTTGTTGAGGCCCCTGCGGGTGTGCTCTTTCCGTATTATCCGGTCGGGTACCTCTGACAATAAGAATTGTTGCAGGTTATCCGGCAGCGCCTTTATAGCGTCACCTATTGTGTATCCTTCAGCGGGTGTACCGTTCGCCATAGCTTTAACGAGATGCCCGAACTGATCGATACGGTCTACTTTAAGTTTCTTGTTAAAATCTTCCATGTCTTAGTATATTAATAATCTGTTAGCATTACTATATTCTCAATAGGCACCGATACGGTTTTATGGCCTTCTTCATTCGTGTACGCCCCGGGAGCGTTACTTCTCACAATCAATTCTTTATTGTTGTCCCCATTAATTCCTAATATCCACCCGGAATATGTTTTCCGGCCGTGGGGGAAACAAACCTCTCTAGCGCTTCCGTCCGGGCGTGTAGTTACTTTTACGGCATCCCCGGGCCCGCATAGCGCCATATTACGCATAAACATTTGGTGTCTTTCTGATATAATTACGTGGTACCCTCTGTTATACAGGAATGCCTCTAAATCCGGTAAGGTACGGAATACTTTCCGTTCGCGCGTCTTGCGATTAGTTGCAGCAAAAACCTTGTAATCTCCTATGTGTACAAACACTTCTAACAGGTTGTTGCCGTTGTCGTACACCTCGTTGTAATCTCTTTCTTTATCCTCCGTGTTATTTACCTCCTATGATTTCGGACATTGTTGTTAGTTCTTTCCGGCTCACTGCAATGTACAACGTCTTTCCTCGTCCGTATATCTGCCACGTTCCGTTGAACTTGGAATAGGTAGCCGTATTTCCGTCCACGTTGTTAAGGTTCACTATCTCACCCTTAGTTGGTTTGTATTCCGCTAGGGACGTCAAAAGAGCCGTAGCGGCTTCTTTATCCCCCAGTGGTATATCTAACTCGTGTGATGCGGCGTTCGCTATAAGGGCGGTTATCTGATACGTTACCGCGCCTTCCTTCTCTACCTTCACTAACTTACACGTGCCTAGGCGGAACGACTTCATAACCTCCAATTTTCCGGACTGGCTAGATACTTGCGCCATTGCGCTAACTGAAATCAAAACTACTGCTAAAACGCTAATTAACTTTTTCATGATTCTAATTTTTAAATGTTATTTGATTGGTTTACTTTAAATGTCTTAGGGGCTATCTGCAAGGCATACTCTAGGTCTTTTTTATCAGCTTGCCAAACAATGAGTTGTTGTTTATTTGACGGTCTCGCCCACATTGTATACCGTATAGCTGTTATTTCCTCATAGGTCATATCCTTAATAGCAGACAATAATTCTTGCTGTTTCTTGGAACGCTTTTCTAGTTCCTTCTTGTTCCAAAACCCTTGGCGTTCCTTTATATCCGCCTCGGTTAATTGTCCTTTATCGTACTTCATATCTTCTAATTTTAAGTGGTTATTTCCTTTTGACGCTTCAAAGATACGGATACTTTCCGGGCTACCAAACTTTTTTGTCAAAACATTAACATTCGTTATATCAGTTCATTCGATGTTAACGCCTAGTAACATATCAATGTACAAAATAGCGTTTTTGTAGGTTTCCGGGCTGTCCACTACCATAACGGCAAAACCTACCTTCCGTACCCGGGCTATAATATGCTCCTGTATCTTGGTCGGTTTCTTTCCTGTACTCTTGAACTCGACAAACAGTGCATGCCCTCCGGGTATCAAGTACAGGCGGTCGGGAAGTCCGTTAACAAATTGGGATAGCAATTTTACTGCTATCCCTCCTTTGTCGTTGACGTACTTAGATAATGTACGTTCAAAGACTTTTTCGCTAGTTTCCGTTGCCTTCATTGTTCGGTACTGCTATTCGTAATACACTATTGTTGGCTACGTTGCACGCCTTCCGTAGTGCGGTGTAATTGGTGCGGGCTGTTACCGCCTTGCTCCACGATAGATTACCACACCCCTCTAGGGCGTTCCACGCGTTCGCCTTCTTATCATAGACTTCCAATTTGTACAGGCCGCGAAAAGTGCCCTTCATTGACTTGTCCGGGGTGATACGTGTGGCACCGTTTCGGGTGCCTCTTAATTTCTTTCTGTTACTCATTACTTGTATATTATTGGTTAATACTTTGTTCCTTTTCCCTGTACACTAGTATAACCCTCTTTACGGCTCCTAGAGCCTCGTTACGGGGTTCTTCTCGGAGGTCTTTTATATGGGCTCATATAATTTTCCAAGCCGTATCTACGTGGGATACCTCGGGGGTTCCCATAAGGCGCCTAACACTGTCACCTACGTACTTAACTACCTCCCCACCCTCAAATATAGCGGTTACTTTTAAAAATTCAAACATATTATTTATATATTAGTTGTTGGTTCGCAAAATAGTAATACGAAAGCTACGAAGGCTACCGCCCAAAATAGATACGTCAAAAACGTTATTATATTCTTCTTCATGTCCGTATGGCTTTAGTCGATGTCTTCAATATTTTGTATGTATCCGTACGAAATAACTTCCTTCTTACTGGCTATCACATTTTTGCGTATCTCGTTATACACTTCTTCTTTTAACGTGTCCGCTATACTTCCCGCACTTACCTTCACTACAATGGATGCAGCGCGTTTTCCGTAAGTCCTATAGGTTACTTTAAGTTTCATGTTATTATATTTTATAGGCGGGTCTCCCCGCCCCTGTTATTAATCTCTTATTGACATTGCAAAGATACGGATGCTTTTTGAACTGCAAAACTTTTTGATAAAATTCTTTGCGTATTTAACACAAATAAAAGAGAAACGTTTCACAACGCCTCCCTTCTGAACTGTAAATCCCCTCAAATAGTAGCTAGTGATGAATTGACTGAGTAGTAATTGATTCTCACACCGCAAAGATACTCATTATTTTGTAATACCCGCACCCACTCGCCTATAAATAACCTGCGGGCCGTATATTTTCTGCCGGGCCTGCTTGTCACGCTTCCAACCTTTCAAGGCTTTAACCGCGTTGGATAGCTCGCGGGCCTTGACTACTGTGTACTCGTCTTTCCGCCTTCCTAGCGCTTCCGTCCACAGCTCCATAAGGCTAAATGAGTTTTTAGGCTCCGTTCCTTCTTCCCCCAAACCACCGTTAAGGAAATCTAATCGTTGTGCTAAGAACCTATCTTCATAATCAGCCGGGAATAATCTATCTAGGTACTCCTCTATTAGCCCCTGTATAGGTGTGCGCTCTGTGAACTCCTCGCGCGTTCCGCCCGCAATGGCTTCCGCCTCATCGGATAGTGTCAGACACTCACCTAGCATGTACCCCTCCATTGCTTCCGCCCAAAGTTGGTCTACAATTGCGTCGAATTTTGGTTCAAAAATTATGTGGGTTTTCCTCGTGCGTTTCACAGCCACAGGAAAAAACCGTCTGTTTCCGGTCGCATCTTTCAGGAACTCGTCGTCATTCGTGGAGCCGAAAAATACGCATTGTCTCTTATGAGTTTTCACGCGTCTAGCGTAGGCGCCCCTGTACGTATCTTCCCTCTTAGAAATGAAGTTCTTCACGGCCTCAACGTCCGACTTTCTTAGGGCTGATAATTCGGCTAGCTCCACAAGCCACGCAAATTGAATAGCCTCGTATGACTCTTTCCCGGATAGGTTGGTTAACGAGTCGTTGAACCACCCTTTAGAAAGCCGCTGGATAAGAGTAGACTTTCCTACCCCCTGCTCGGAATAGAATACTAGAGCGGTGTCGAACTTGCGCCCCGGCTCGTATATACGTGTAACGGCTGCAAGCAGCATTTTGCGGAACGCCTCGCGAGTGTATGCGTTATCCTCGGCGCCCATATAATCAATTAGGAACGTGTCAATGCGCGGCACCCCGTCCCATGTCAACGACTCTAGATACAATTTGATAGGGTGGAACGCGTTATCACTGCTAACCTGCTCTATTGCGTCATTTAATTTTGCATCATTGTATATCCCGTGCATTCGCTCTATGCGCCCCTTGATAATGGAGATGTCCGTATCATTAACTAGGTCGCCCTTCTTGCTTCCCCTGGCGGTGAATGACGGGCGGGTAAATACTATCGTCTCTTTCAGCATGTCATAAGCCAACAGCCCATTTAACAGGGGGTCAGACTTGAACGCGTTAACGAAGTTGTTAACTGTTACTTGCTTGTTTCCTTTTCCGTCTAAATCCCACACAAGTTCCGTAACTTCCTTGGTGCTATCTGACTTCACTGCATCCCCGTAATCGTCGAAATCGTCTAGGTCGGCATCCGGTGTAACCATGTCTTTAACGCATTCCTTATCCGCGCAAACCAGTTTGTTCATCTCCTTTGTGCTGTCCTCTTTGCCTAGGTGCCCGAACTTATGCACACGCACAAGGTCGTATGCGTTGTATGCGTGCCCGTCCGATATCGGGTCGGTGGAGTGGTACGAGAAACAAAATAGGTCGTCAAATACTATCATACCGCCCACACTATGCCCCGCCTTGTAAGTGTAACGGTCGTTTCCCGGCGCTATCTCGTACACGTCCGAAAGGTACTTTTCGATAGCCGCCGGAACGGAATAAGCCCGGCAAAACGCCCCTACTAGACCCGCCTTTTCGCGGGGGTTCTGCGCCATTGCCTTACTGACAATTGCGCGTGTCTCTTTCTCCTGGTCTGACTTGAACGCCCAATTACGGATATCTCGCCACTCCTCGTTATTCCCGTACAGGGATAACAGGTATTCGGCGCTGATAGGCTCACCCTCGAACACTTCGAAAACTTTCGGTTGGTCTGATGAGAGAGATTGCCAATACATCATCCGTTCGGCTTGGAATGTGGTAGGGTCGAACAAGTCTATACCTAGCAATTCCGCCATTTTACGCGCGGCAGCCTCGTATTGCGCCGCGTCCTGCACTTCTTCGGCGAACGGAATAACCACACGGAACCGCCTTCTCTTTTCCCGGTCTGAACGTGTATTGTATATAACGGCTGCTACACCGGGAAACCTAGTATCAAATTCCACAGGAAAAAGACTGTCAGCATAGTCAACGTCTAATGTTATCATAGACCGTGATAATACCGCACTTTTAAGACGCCTAGCGCCGGAAAGCTCCCCCGCCATATATCCGCCAACGTCTTTCAGATTGGCACGCGCGGTGCGGTCTAGTCTATCAAAATCGCGCATAGTCTCCGTACTGCGTATATCGCGGTTGAGGCGTTCCAAAAAATCGCTCCATGTATATTTAACCGTAGTCCATTTTAGCGAAGCCGAACTTCCTGCAACCGACAATGTGTACTTATCCATACCTAATCTTTTTTGTAGTAATTACTTATAAATCCTTCCGCGTTCAACGGTATTCCGAACGGTTCGGCCCATTCCGGTGTAGTCGCCATAGCTTGGCAAATCTCCCGTAATGTTACGGTTGGTTCCCCAAAATCATCTAGAGGCACCTCGTTAACCGTCTCATCATGTATATGCCCCACTATATCCACATCCGGAAATCTCTCTCTTATGGTTTGCATTCCATGCACTAACAAATCGCGGCTAACCGCCTGTGTTATATTCTCGGTTAACTTTCCGCCGTATGTGTCCAGTTCTCCCCATTTCCCGGTAAGGTTAACTCCCATGTATGTTATAACACTTCTTTCCCTACCCTTTATTGTTTTTGTCTTTATCCGGCATTCCGGGTAAAACAGGCGGCGCCCGGAAGGTAACAGGATAGCAAGTGAATTGTTTTCTGTGAACCACTCGAACGCGCACACCCATACACCGTACACTATTACATCTACCCTCTTTTTGTTACGTATGCAAAGTTTCGCCCTTGAATCCAACGTTTCCCAAAATTCTACTATCCGTGGGGAAGCGTCGCGCCAACGTAGTATTATATCCTTGTATAGTGCCGGGTCTATTGATTTTTCATAATCCATAACTTCCATAGCCCCTACCCAACCTTCGTATCCTAGTGCCAACTCCGTTACCTTTCCTTGCTGCCTGTAATGTGTACCTTTGCCGCACTGATCTTCCGGTAGGCTGAATGTACGGCTAGCGGATACTACATATATATCCTTTCCATTGCGGAAAGCATCTAGGCGCCATTCTTCACGGGCCAGGCCCGCCAATACACGCGCCTCGATTGCGGAATAGTCCGCTACTACGAATATCTTTCCGGTATCAGCGATAAAGGCGGTGCGGATAAGTTGCGAAAGCATTCCCGGCGCATCGCCCCAAAACATTTCGAACGTACTTAAATCACCCTTTTTAGCGTCGTCACGGCACGCGTCTAACTCTGTTATATAATTGCGCGGTAGGTTCTGCATCTGCACGAGACGCCCCGCAAAACGCCCGGTACGCCCCGCGCCGTAATAACGGTACAATCCATGTACGCGCCCGTCCGGACATACGCAATTTAGCATTGACGTATATTTGGCGTTGCTGGTCTTATTGATAATCTTCCGTGATTCTAATACGTCCGCTACTTGTTCGTCGTTGCACTCCTCTATAATAGCGTCTATATCCTCTTTCCGGAATGAATCGATATTCTTTCCGGTGCGGATAAGGCAAAAATTCTTCAGTTGCGCGATTGACTTTAGAGAGGATATTCCGTACAGGTCTTTTATGCGGTGTTTCAGCCCGTCGCAAAACTCGTTGTTAATCTTCTCCGCATTCGTGGCTAGCTCTGTATCTATCTTTATCCCGGCGTCATTAATATATTGGTCTAGCGCATATACTTCCCTTTCCGATTCGGGAAAGTCGCAGTACTCTAATCTATGGTATGCCTCGCGTTCTGATAGAACATCATAACGTAGATAATCTATAAATTCCTCGGCCTTCTCGGGGAAGTCCTGCATATAGTTACGGTACGTGTTTCCGGTCTTATCCTGCTGTGGAAGGCAGAAGAATTTTATTAGGGCTAATCCGGTGCCCTTCTTTCCTTCCTTAAGATTCAGAGCGGAGGACACCATTTTAAGTGATTCGGGGAAACCTGCATATAATGCCAGTGACGCGGTGCATAAGAATCTCTTTGCCGGAATATTAATACCGTAGGCCTTTAGGCACAGTCTTTCAAATTGCGCGTTGTGCGCTACTATCGTGTAGCGTTCATCCTGTATAAGGTCTTTAAATCTTCTCCACTCGAGTTCATCGTTTGCAACATCTACTATAACTACATCACCGTCCCCAACTGCGTAACCTACTAGGAGTATCTCAAAGTCGATTGCGGACGTGTATCTGTACGCGCCGCCCGTCTTTATATCCTCGCTGGAATACGTCTCAAAGTCTATGTAAATTGGGTTAATCATTTGTTCTAATTTTAAGGGCAAAAAAATAAGGCCCACCCGCTTCTACTCGGGCGGACCTCGCACATTTGATATAAAATAAAATCGGTTAATAAATAAAAATTAAAACTCCGTAAAATGTTATTCAAAATCACTTAAATCGCTTTCTCCTCCTTCATAATCGAAGTCGTTAACGCTTGCACCCCCGTCTAACCGATAATCGTCTGTAACTTTTTGAATCCCGTTAAGCCCGACACCGACTCCGCAACTAGTAGCGGATTTAAAGTACGTGAACAAACTTAGTGATGCGGCCCCCCATGAACCTGAATACATATCTTCTTTAACCGTAATCGGCCGTTTATGCTTGTCAATAACAATCGGCGCACCGTTCTTTTCCTGTCTCTTGGCGTTCAATACCCACATATCTTCGTACTCTGTGTCCCCTTTTTTATCTCCGTCCGTTAGCGGGTTCCGCCAGCCTTCCGGTATTCTGCCCCTTAATTTCGGGTTATCGGCTAAAAATTCGGCTGTCAATTCCTTTATAGCCCTCTTAATCTCGTTCACCTGCTTGGTGTCTGATTTAGGGATAAGTATTGATACACTGTAATAGTTCGTATTTCCGTCCATAATCGGAGCGGCCTCAAATACTCTTACATAGGAAAATCTCACGTTCTTTAAAATCAATTTTTTACTCATGTCTTTAAAATTTTATAGGTTTTTTAATTCGATTCAAAGATATATCTTTATTTTTATATCCTGTAATCGCTTTACTTGTTTTAATATTCGTTAGCTTTCGATATCGAAATCGCTTAGCGGGTTAATCTCGTCCCCTGGCGCGCTGTCTGGGACTAGCTTAGGGTTGCCCGGCTTGGACTTTACGTACTGTCCGTAGAGAGCCGAAAATTGTTTTTTCCCTACTAGCTTCTCGAGGTCTCCAATACCTTTCAATTTGATGTTAAAAATCTCATCTTCTAGGTATTTTTTGGTTAACAGGTCTTGCCGTATGGCTTCTTCATCAGTTATCACCCTGCTAGACCTTCCCGCGACCAATTTGTAGCCTTTCCACTTGCGGCCCCTTAGCGCCTCATCATACACGAACTTGTTGACACTCTCTAACCAACCTTTGTACTTGTCTATCTTTTCTATAAGGTCGCAAATCTCGTCCTCTGTGAGTAGTTCCGGGTATTCGTACCTGTCGAAGTCATTTACTACCGCCTCGTACTGTTTCCGGCACTGCGCCTTTACCGGGCAAAAACCGCACCAATCACCCAATTTTTGCTCGCCCTTTCCGGCGAACGCCTTTTTTGCGGTTGGTTTCAGAACCTCATCAGCCCACTGTAACAAGTCGTTAGCTGATATTTCCCACACATCGAAATGATTTAACCGTACTTGTGCTATTACTAGGCGGATAGTCTTTATAGACGGTTTCCCCTTAATCGCTCCAAGTGCATACAACATCATTTGTGTGTTGCGCTCTGCGTAGACTTTAACGCCTTCCCCGTACTTCAAGTCGATAACTATCAGCGTATCACGCCCCACTAATTGACAGTCAACAGAGCCGAAGCATTCCGGCGCGTATTCGGAGATATCTACTTTTTCCTCTAACAGCAATTTGCACGCCCCGTCCGACTTTTCAAGGTCATAATTCTCATTCATCACGAAATCGCAATAATTGCGGGCGTGCTTGAACATTTCTTGTTTAAATAGCGGGTGCATCAAATGGTCGTCTTTAAGTTCCGGAAGTTCTTCCCCGAACGGGTCGGGTTCCCATACTCCGGCATTCCATTGCGCTAGGCAATACTCACAAATCTCGTGAAATAGAGTGCCCTCCTCGGCATATACACTTGACTTGTTTTCTGCGTTCTCCGCTAGCCTAGCCGAAGGAGTGCAATTCAACCAACGGCTAGATGAGCTAGGGGATAATAGCGCATGTGCTCTTTCGCTATGATTCTGTATCATTACAAGTTTTCTTCTATGTACTTGATAAAGTCGGCGTAATTCTCGGCGGGAAGTGAAGGGAAAGACGTTGCACCCACATATCCGAATGCGTCCTTTACCACATCCCTACGACCCTTATTTAGCGCCTTCATTGCGACGGCCTTGGCCTGTTCGATTGTGACGGGTTCTTTAGCGGGTTCCGGTTCTTTAGCGGGTTCCGGTTTTTTAGCTGGTTTCGGTTCTTTAGCTGGTTCCGGTTCTTTAGCTGGTTCCGGTTCTTTAGCTGGTTCCGGTTCTTCCTTTTTAACCGCTCTACGTCTAGTAGTCTTTTTAGCTTCTTCTTTCTCGGCGGCTAATTGTTCCTTTACCGCCTCAATAGATTCGGCAATACTCTCACCCTTTTTAAGCTCCTCTACGGGCTTTTCTTCCTCACATGCACAATTACCCGGTTTAGGTTCTGCAAATCCCTGTACGGGTTCAATTGCGTGCCTTACGTTAATCTTTGCAAGGTTGTTCAGATACTCGGCGGTTGCCTGTAACATACTCGGGTTCTCGTTCTCGGTGTTCAGTTCAAAATTAATTCTCATTTCTTTTCAAAATTTAAAAGTTTGTCCAATATTTCATTACGTGATATACGTATCTTTCCGGCTGCGTTTTCAAATCTAGTAAGATTTCCGGTTTGCAACTGGTACCGGATAGCGTTTTCCGTGCACCCTACGATGCGTGCGGCCTGTGCTACTGTCAGTAGGTCATTTTCTCTTTTTTCTTCCATTTCTTTTCCAATTTTCTTTTGTTTCCTTCATTGTTCTGAATTGCCCTTTCCGCGAATATAAGTAGTCTATAAAGGCGCGTTGGCGCGCTTGCTCGTAGACGGATAGATACTTGTCGGCGTTCGGCAGGATAAAGCCCCGGATGTTATATTCAAATCTTTTTCCGGCTTCTTCTTCCTCTAGTTCCTTTGCAAATACTTCCGCTATGCTAACAGCGCCTTTGCGCCCGTATAGCTCATTTATCGTCCACAGGTTAGGACATTCAAAGATTCGCTTTTTTACCGTATCGTAGAAAAACTTTTCTAGTCGGTAAATTTTTAAATATCCCATATCTAGTAATTATTAGTCCGATTCTCCGGCCTTCCGGAATAGTGCTATAAAATTTAGTAGGGTTTACAGTTTTTGTCGTTATAAGGATTCCGGCTTTATAGCTTCAATTAAGCGGATACCGCACCGTCTTTTCAAATGAATTGGGATACCGTCCGTGTTTCCCTTCTCACCCCCTTTGGTTACGATTGGCGGGGTTCTCATTTCCTTATCGACGTTGCAAAGATACGGCTTATTTTTGAACTACAAAACATTTTCCGAAAAACTTTGTGTATTTAACTACGATTAACAATTTTGCGGGGTGTCACAGATACATTGCTAGCGTCACAGATGAAGAATGACGCCTAACGTGCAGTAGTTCAGCAAGTTAGGCGTCATGTCACAGATGTAACGGCATTTTCCCTATTAGTTTAAAATGAAAATATACTATATACGATTTGATATATATTAACATTTATAGCACTTTTCTATTTTATCTCTATACGATTTATCTATTACATCTATTACACTAGCCATAAGTACTTGATTTACTGCACGTTTAGTGTCACTGATGAAAAATGTTTATCTGTGACAGCAAAAAGTTTGTAACTTGATACACAGCTAGTTATGTGTCACAGATAGGTGTAATAGATAGGTTGCAATTGTAAATATTTTTAGTCGAATTTTGCCGAAAACCTAATACGAAGCGTATTTTTCGGATTCTTGTTCGAGACGGTGGTATAGGGTTTCGGTTTGCCGATTCTAAAGAAAAGGAACTTCTTTTGTCTGACGTGCGTAATTACGTCTAGCGAATCAGTGCAATGTACCTCTAATTTCGTACTGTCCGGAAGGCTCTCAACCTTTATATCGTTCCAACCGTCATTATAGTGCGCGGTTCTTTTCGTCCCGGTAGGGTCTACTACGATCTTTATTACTGTGTCTATTCTCGTAACGGTCTCGGTGCGTGTGGCATTCTTTAGTTCCCGGTTCTTTATTCCTAGCTCGCGTACCTTATTATTAAGGTCTGCATTAAACATTTCTAGCTCTGATTTCTCTAGGGTCAGAGTATTCACACGTTCCGCGAAATCTCCCGCCGTGGACTTGTATTGCATCGCCTTGGTGCTTACCGCCTCTATATTCCAATCTAGGCGGTCTATCTCGGCTCTCTGCTTCCGTATCTTACCGAACGCGAAGAAAAGCAATATAGCCGCCAGTGCGACGGCTAATATTAGTATTTGGTTTAGCCCGCTCATAAGTGTAGTACTTGTCTTTTAACGTTATTCTTATCATATGAGATGTGCACCCACTTGTATTTTTTCTCGTCTATGAGTTGACAAAATGGTAGGTTCAATTCCTGTGCCAAATCGAATAGTTTTTTATTTTCCTCCGGGCTGCCTGCGGTTATGTCTGCGGCCTGGCCCCTTTGGTGCTGTGACGTTTTTACGCCCCCTACCGCCGCGTTAAGCCTCGGCGACCTATAACCGCTAGTTACCGTTATCGGGTGCCCGTATGCCTTCCGTAGCGGGTCTAGTACGTTACTTATCAATCCTTTCAGATTTGCTTCCGCTTCCGGGGTCGGTGTGTTGTCTATCTTCCGGGCTTCCGCCGTCACCGACCTTGTTAATTCCTTCACTGTGAAATACTCCATTCTTTGATTTTTTTATAAATTCTACATACTTAGTGTTAATCAGCATGTCCAACACTGCTATAAATTCGTTATCTGGCTGTATCAACTTGAAATTACGAATAATATTCTTCGCATACACAAGTGCAAATAACGTTGTTAACAGTCTCAGAACGTGCGTATAGTCCCCTTCCGGTTGTATAAGCCTTGCCGCCGCCGCCGTGAAAGTGATAACTATCGCGGCTATCGCATACTCAAAAAATGCATGGAATGCTTTCCGGTGTGAGTACGGTTTTCCGGCTCTTAAATCCGCTACAAGGCCTACCACGAAATTCAGCGCGCCAAATAGAACTATAAGTACAAAAAATGTCATAACGTCGTTGGTTACTGACATAATAAAGGCGATAGCCGATATTCGCGCCGCGTCTAGTATCCCGTCCATTATTACCTTATTAAACATATTCTACCTTGTACCCGGTTACACTCGCACGAATCTTTTAACAGCCTGTCTTTTCGGAGTTGCTCCAAAAGAGGCACTATAAATTGGTCCGCCTTCCCCCGCTCGGCCTCGAATCTCTTGGCCTTGTTGACGTCCGGCAATATGTAACTGCCTAGATAATTCTGTATCTTAATTCCACTTGCCGTGCTGTTCTGTTCGCTGGTCTGCACGTAGCGAGCGAAAGCGTAATAACATATAACGGTGTCTAGGCCTGCGTAATTATCGTTATCCGGCTTGTATTCTTGTGGAGTTGCCTCGTAGGTCATACAAATTTGGGGCTTGACATCTAGTAGGTCAGCCTCATAAAATGCTTTCTCTAGGTCGGCATCTTTGACGTCGGCCGCTAGAGAAAACAAACTTCTTAATCTTGCAATAGGATATGCCATACTTATACGGTTTGTTCTCCGGGTTTCGTGGCGGCTGTATCCACCGATTCCCCTTCGAGATTGTTATTTATATTAGTAATTGCAGTATCTAGGTCAAAGATGTACGCCAAATCTCTAGATATGCGTTCACGTACTCGGGATAGCGAGCGCCTGTACACTTTCTGCATCTCTTTAACCACTTCCCCGGAAGCATTCGCAAAGTTAATTAATGATGAATCTATTAGCGGGATAGGGATAGTATAACACGCTATTGCAATATCTTTCCGTAACGGTTCGGAATACTTTTCGTACAAATCTGCATCTATCGGTGTTCCCACCTGTTCCACTCTGATAAATGGTTTGTCCGATATGCCTACGGCTGTGTCACGTACCGTTAATACCGCTCCGGTCCCCTCAACGCCCATCATATTTGTAAGGGCCTCGCGGAAATCGTCTTGTTCCCTGTCTGATTCAAAATCTCCGTGCGTAACTATGCTACATGCGTGGAACCCTCTAGATAATACGTTCTCCACATACATGGCGTTTCCGCGTTCCGCCGCCATTTCGGGCTGCACCGCGTGAAACGGACTGGTAGGATAGGGTACACGGTTCGAAAAATTGCTATAATACAGTTGTCCCGGGTGATTCTCGATTCCTCCGTATTCCTCACATTCTTCGGCAAATTTAGCCGGGTTGAATGTGGGGTATATCTTTCCGGTTTTGCTGTTAGTGTCCTTCAGCATCCCCCTGTCCCAGTTATCAAATACTAACCATTTGTTTACGCGGCTATTCTCCTTGTAATTCTTGTTAAGTACTGCGCGGACATAGCCGAACGGAACAGGGTACACCGCTTTCGGCTTGTAGTCGCCTCCGTACTGCACTATCAGCGCATAACCGCGAAATCTCGGAATGTCCTCCCCGATAAATTCCAGTATGTCGTTCATGTCCTGCCCGTTATCGTTCGTCATACGGGCGAACTCTTCCACGGCAAAGCCTTCACATACTATATTCTCGGCGGCTTTTGCCACGCACGCCGTAGCGGTTTTGCTAGCGTCTATAAGGTTAGCTATCCTTTGCGGGTACAGGTTATCCGCATCATAGCTAACAACCCCTTCCGCCTGTCGCGGAAGTAGGTTAATAGCCTTGCGGACTGCTAGATATATTCTTTTTCCGTCTATCATGCCCTTTAAATTAATTATTCAAACTCGGAGATATCCGCATTTTCTGCTTCTTCTGCGGCCTTCTTTGCTGCTCTAGTAGCTGCGGCCTTCTTTGCGGCTGCGCTGCGTTTTGCTGCGGCAATTTCCTCCTCGGTCGGTTCTGCTTCCGGCTCGGTAGGTTCTGTTACTTCCGGCTCGGTAGGTTCTGTTACTTCCGGCTCGGTAGGTTCTGTTACTTCCGG